TCATGTTATCCTCCTCTATAGTTGATGGTCTTTGTGACCTTGGTATTTGTTTAACAATTTCTGGACTGTAAAAATAGTTAAAACTTCCTTTCAACTTTAAGGGCAACCACTCATCTGCTGGTATAATCGCATTAGAAAAGCCATTTATAAGCTCTAATGCGGTTGTTGGAGTTATGGCATAAGCATGAGCATTGTACCAATATCCCAGAGTATTCTCTCTATAGCCTAGCCAAACGCTATGGTGAGATTTTAAAATTCCTTCGATTTCGGAGACATCAAAACTAGAGAATACTGCGTCTTCTTCCAAGATTATTCCAGAAACGCCAGATTTTGCAATTTTCTGCCAGACGCGTAAATGACTCACAGAGCAACCGAACTCTGCTTTGAGCAACCTTCGGTTATGTATTGGGTCTAACCAAGCTCTATCGGGCTTACAGCCGGTTTCAGCCTCTAAATCTTCCCAACTTTTCCCTCTTGCGTCAAAAGCATCGCAATAAAGGGAAATTTGATATATAAACACAGTTACTCTTCGTTCCACCTACTGTTTTCTTCGTCCCATACATAATGTTTATCATCTTCTGGGCGGTTTATTGGGGCTTCCCATGTATATGTTGTTGTATTCAAAGTCCAAGAGGGGAAAGGTTGTGGGTCACAGAAAGCATCATTTTCAGCATCATATATTCCACCTACAACCGCATAGTTTTTTCTAAGAGGTGTACCACCTAGTGCATGAACATCTCCCTGAGTGTTATAACTTGTCTGTATCCACTCACCAGCTGAATCATCTATGTAAGAATTAAAGAACTCAGCTTCAGCTACTATAACTTTATCAACTATACCATCTATTACTTTTGCATAATGTCCCATATTTATTACTTATACCTTATATCTAATTATGACAATTCCAGAACCACCAGCAGAACCACTTGTGCCAGACTGACCGCCACCGCCTCCGAACCCAGTATTAGCCGCGCCAGTTCCAGACCCAGCACTGTATTGACTTGCACCTTGTCCACCTTGGGCATATGTCACGTCTGAACCCGTTCTAATATTACTAGTAAGTCCTGTTCCAGCAGTTCTAAACATGCTACCAGCTCCAGTAGCCCCGCCACCGCCTCCACCTTGAGATGCGGCTCCAGCTTTATATCCATTACCACCCGCACTACCTTGACCGCCAACTCCACTGCCGCCAATACTACCTTGGTCGTTACCGCCGCCGCCGCCGCCAGATCCACCACTGTCCCCATTATTTGGACCATTGTTGTTATCTGCTCGGTTTCCACCACCGCCGCCGCCTATTGCTACATAGGTTGAGCCTATAGAGCTATTAGATCCATTTTGCCCATTTACAGATGCGTTCTGAGACATTAACGCGCCAGAACCACCGCCGCCTATTGTTATGCTGTAAGAACCATTACCTAATGCACTTGATACACTAATACAGCCGCCCGCACCGCCTCCACCCGCAAAGTGTGCGCCTCCACCGCCGCCGCCTGCAACAACTATGATTTCACTTACTCCTCCAGAACCAGATATTGTTAATGTACCACTACTTGTAAAAGTGTGAGACCTATAATTAACACCATCGATTGTATGATTATTAACTGTACCACCAGTCATTGATATAAACGGACTCATGTTAATCCAGTCTGAACCATTATAAACGTAAGCACTATTATTAGACGTGTTAAAGTAAGAGTGACCTTTAGAGGGGCTAGAAGGATTAGACGTTGCGTTTGGAAGCCTCATTTTAGCGTTAAACGTCACATCACCTGTAAAAGTACCACCGCCAAATGGATTACCACTTGATCCTGTATTACCAAGTTCACCTTTTTGCCCCTTGGAACCAGTTCCGCCCGTTGACCCAGTTCCGCCTGTAGCGCCCTGCTGTCCTTTTTGACCCTTTTGACCCTTTTGACCAGTTCCACCAGTTCCACCCGTAGAACCAGTTTGTCCCTTCTGGCCTTTAGCGCCGGTGCTTCCTGTTCCACCAGTTGAACCCGTTGCGCCTGTATTTCCTGTTTGTCCCTTTTGCCCCTTTGCTCCAGTACCTCCAGTACCTCCAGTACTTCCAGTTTCACCCTTCTGGCCTTTTGCGCCAGTAGACCCTGTCGAACCTGTACTTCCTGTTGGACCAGCCGCGCCTTTGTGTCCTTTTTGGCCTTTAGAACCAGTAGTACCAGTAACTCCAACTTCGCCCTTCTGACCTTTAGCGCCAGTTCCGCCTGTAGAGCCAGTTGAGCCAACCTCACCCTTTTGACCTTTAGCTCCAGTAGAGCCGCCACTACCCGTTGCGCCAACTTCACCTTTTTGACCTTTAGAGCCTGTAGCTCCACCAGAACCAGTAGAACCAGTTTGCCCTTTTTGTCCTTTAGCACCAGTAGAACCAGTATTCCCTGTGCTTCCTTGTGAGCCAGTTGAACCAGTTGCCCCAACTTCGCCCTTTTGGCCTTTAGCACCAGTTGAACCTGTCCCTCCAGTATTTCCAACTTCACCTTTTTGGCCTTTTGAACCTGTCCCTCCGGTTGCCCCGACCTCACCTTTTTGGCCTTTAGCCCCCACACTGCCTGTAGAGCCGACTTCACCCTTCTGACCTTTAGCGCCTGTATTGCCAGTAGTTCCGACTTCACCTTTTTGACCTTTAGAACCTGTTGTTCCAGTTAATCCAGTTGAACCTGTAGCACCCGCCGCGCCAGTTGCACCAGTTTGTCCCTTTTGGCCTTTATCCCCCGCGACACCCTGATTTCCAATTTCACCCTTTTGGCCTTTTACACCTTGGTTTCCTTGTGAGCCCGTTGCCCCAGTGCTACCAGTGTTTCCGACTTCACCTTTTTGGCCTTTAGCACCTACGCCTCCTGTATCCCCCGTGACACCTACTTCACCTTTTTGTCCTTTTGAACCATTGCTACCAGTGCTTCCACCTTGACCTTTTTGTCCCTTAGTTCCTTGAAGGGCGGCGCTTGTAATGGTTGCTTTGCGCCATGTACTAGCGCTTCCATCATAAACTGGGATTAAATCTGTTGATGCTATAGTAGTTTCTGTTGTGAGGGCTGTAAGAACGCCAGTAACATTAGCATTATCCGTAACATCAGCATTTGTTTCTACTGTATCTAGCTTTGTTCCGTCTGCGGAAACGTCTCTGCCATCTACATTGCCAACATTACTTGTAATGTTTCGGCTATCATCAATTACTTCAACGCCATTTATTTTTACTGCCATCTTCGTGTCTCCACTATTAGCTTAGAATGTTTCGTCAGTTAGAACATCATTTGCTACTGCAATAGTTCCTGTATCATCGACAGTCATCTTGACTGTACCGCTATGAGCAAAGGATAATTTACCCCCTGCATCTTCTGTTATTGTCCAATCCCCAATGGATATTGTCGGCGTAGTGAGAGTACCTGTCATTGTTCCACCAGCTTTAGGTAAAGCCGCATTAGCGGTAGTACCTTGTGCCGCTGTAGCATAATCACTACTATCAAATGCTTTTACTTGAGCAAGATTAGTAACTTCACTATCCATTAAAGCACCAGCGGCGGTCACATTAGTTGCATCCGTTACATCTGCGCCATCTTCAACATTTATTGCAGTTAATAATCCGCTTTTAGTTACCGAGCCAGTTAATCCAACGACTGATTGTACTGCATCTGTATTATCATGCTTAGACCAGTTATTAGCATAAACGCTAGTAGAAGCATTGTCTGTGGTTGCAACAATGTTATCCCCAACATGGAAAGCAACGCTATTTACAGTTCCAGCTACAGAAACATAATAAAACCAGCCTGTTTGCGCTCCTGATGGGAAGCTACCAGATGATGCATCCCAATCGCCTTTATAAACCATGCCATTAGCAAGAGCCGCTATATCAGTTTCCATTTGATCAAGGTCAACAGCTTGCGTAACAGAAACTAAATCTAGCTTAGTACCATCTGTTGCAACATCTCTACCATCAAAGGTGCTGTTAGTTGTGATAGCCCCTGTCATAGCACCGCCAGCTTTAGGTAAAGCATTGTCTGCTGTAACCCCATCAGCCGCTACATTACGTCCGTCTACTGTACCGCCAGATAAGTTTAAATTACCGCTTGCATCTAAGAAAGACGCTTTAGAGGAAGGCTGAGTTACAAATATTAATTTTTCACCAGCAGTCCAGCTTACCGCATTATTACTATTCGTTGATGATAAAATAGTAGTTCTAGCTAGAGTTGTGCCAGATGCAGTATATGTGCCGATACCAACTTCCCAATAAGTCCCGTCAGTAGCGGCGTAATATGTTGTATTTCCATCCCCAATTGCTGAGAAGGTTTGGAATCCTGCCTCCGCCCCTGCCAGTGTGTAAGCGCCAGTTCCAGTAGTTGTTGAACTTTCTTTTACGCGATCTTTTACGACAAGCGCCATAGGCAAAACTCCTAATTAATCTTACGCTGGGTCAGGGATACCAATATCAAATGACGCCAAAGTAAATGTGTTGCCGCTTGTTACAGCCTGAGAAGCCGTTAAAGCCGCTGTTGCTAACAAACGTGAGTTTGTTGTGTCCACAATTGCGTAGTGCGTAGCTGTCCCAGTTCCAGTAATTGAACCATCAGAAACTGCGGCTACAGTAACTTTTCTACCACCGCCAGTACGATTAGATGGTGCGGCTATTGAAAGGCTTGTTGAGTTGCCCAAGGCATAAGTTGCATTCGCCTCAGCGTAAGTAGTTGCTTCCTGAGAAGTAACCAGAACTTTGTTTGCTTCTGTGTCTAGTGCTGAAAGTCCTGCATCAAAGACGCGATCTCCGAGTGTTGCCATTGTGGCCTCCTATAAAACATTGCATATGCATGGC